TTTTTTTTTTTGCATCTAAAAACGTCCTCGCGCGGGACACACACGGGGGCGTTGGGCTTTAGGGGCCCGGACAGCAACAGAGAGCTTAGGGAACTAAGAACAAAGTGGGGCTCACTCCGATAAAAAAGGACATATCGAAGTCGTCTGCGGTCGAGACGGAGTGGGTAAGACTCAGAGAGGTTGAGGAGCGGAGCACGGGATATCTGAAATCAATCGTCGTGGGGGCATCCGCGGGGTCGACGATGATTCTCCAAGGGTTAAGTGCCATCATAGGAACCTCTAGGTCAACAGAGACCAAGTTGGGGACTTGCTGGGCGTATGCAGTGCCTTCAGAGCTGGTGTATGGAGGAGCACCAACTGCGGCATCCGCAAGGAAGAGATAAAAACCAGCACCATTTCCTGCAATCGTGTAGCGCATGGAACCACGGGACAAACAGTACCAGTGACCAACGATGTAGAGCGTAGGATTACCCTCTTTGCACCATGCGCCGAACGCATTAGCGAGAAAGGAGGGGGTGATGGAAGTTTTGGCCACTACCGAACCGCGCTTGATAAGGGTGCGGAGGGTCCGGCACGTATCGCCTATACAGGCGACCTCCCTCATGACGGGGTCCATGAAGGGGGTCTTGATGTTGTTAGTCAACTGAACATCAGAGATTGTGTCGGTCGGTAGAACAGCGCTGGCGAGAGGCCCAAAACCCTGAGCCTCAACGCGAGCTGTAGGTAGCGAGCGCACGCGTGATGCTTGGGTTCTGGCAAAGGGGCCAGCAACTGGATTGAGCCATTCGTCTATGTAGGGGGAGCCCTCTCCGCGTGGAAAGGCGAAGGAGGCATCGGCGCGCATGGAACTTTCGATGACAATATCAATCGTATCAGAAGCGCCGCCAGCATAGGCGAGGGGGGTGAGAACGAAGAGGGACAACTTGCCAACGTTGACTGCGGTCTCGGTGTAGTCGTGAACGACAGGGAAAGGACACTCAAAGTCGAAGCGATTACCCGCCTCGAGATCGATGACTGTGCGTAAGAGCGGGTCGGTGTCACCGATGTTTAGAGTGTTGATGGCAGGATCGCAATCGAATGCAACGAGGAGCCTGCCAGAGTGGAAGCGTGACTTGGCAATATTAAAGGTCACGCGAATAGTGCCACGATAGTAACGAAACATCGAGGCGATGGCACACCAAGGAGCCCAGTGCTTCGCTAGCGTGCCACTCTGAACACCCCAGACACCATCGATGGACTCAAGGTCTATGAGCTTGTGTCCAATGCCATCAGTGGAATCCCAAGAGATGGTCTCGCGATAGGTGGACATAGGGAGAAGGTGCCCAAAGTGGAGCTCGTCAGCAGTGAAGAGGCCACCAGGAGGCTGAGAGCCAACTTTGGCGGAACCAGTGAAAGCGTACGTGTAGGCCGGGACAGCTTGATCAACGGTGCAAAGATCGCGAGCTTGACGCGCAATGGTGGCAATGGGAGCGACCTCCTGCCGAGGATTCGAGGCGCCCATGAGCGAAGCAGCACCACTCATGATAGCATCAGCCCAAGGAGTGGAAGAGGCCGTTGCTGGGCGTTCAGGAACGTTGGCAGAAGACTGAACTGTGGAAGGACCAGAGTTAACCATCTGGGACGAGGGGGTGGTCTGTGACTTCGTCTCACGAGAGTCAAACTGAAGAGAGCCAGAGGGACCGCCGAAGCCAGAAGAGGCAGCAACCGAGAGACCAAAGCCTTGAGGCTTGGGACGAGGGCGAACACGACTACGAAGAGCCAAGGTCGAAGTAGGCGCTGTGGTAGTGGTGGCGGTCGGGTTGCAGAGAACAACAGTGGCCGGGTCGAACCAAGCCCAAATGGTAACGGGAACGGTGTCAGTAGTGCCACCGCGAAGCTCTGAATACACGAAGCACTTAAGGCTGCCGTATCGCCGATCTGAAGACGAGGTGCCCGCTATAAGAGACAGGAAAGCGAAGGGTAGGCGATACGGGATGGTCATTTGTGCAGTACGGTCGGTAGACAGGTCAAACTCCATCTTGGGGAGCTGCGTGAGGGAAGTGAAGTGCTCCTCACGGGTGGAGTAGTCAAGAACGTAATCAAGGGGCTCAAAGACGAACAGGAGCTTGCCACTGTGCGCCATAGAAGGATTGGCTTGAACGCGAATGATGACGTCACCCCTGAAGCCGGAAAAGTTGGCCACCTTGGACCAAAGAACATCATTGGCGGCAAAAACGGACCAGGGGAGCTGCAGGGAAGAGAGCTCAGTGAGAGGGACGTCCGTCTTATTCCAGTCGAAATCGTCAACGATGTGGGGCTTGGAGAGAAAATCAATCATGTTCTGTCGAGGAACGACGAGGTTGGCAGAGCGATCAAGAGCGGTGGACTGGGAATTCGTCTGAGGGGATGCAGTGACAGTAGTGCCGGCATCAACGAATACAGTGGTGTTCTGTGCCTGCTCGAGGATGGTGACCTCTCGAACGACAGGAACAGTGTTTGTGCTAGAATGCTGTGGATCGGCGCGCACATCGGTCGATCCAGCTGATGGATTATGAAGATCGGTGGTCGGACAGGTTTCCCGAAGGAGGTCGGCCCTCTTTACGACCGTAAGGAGGGGCACCCGCCCAGCAACTTTAAAGACCCCGTGCAGGACTTCGCACGTATATATGTTGTGGGTCATGGATTCGTCAGATGACGAGCGGAGTTCTCTTGTACCGCGAGACAGCAGACTCCCAAGAGAGGCATGGAACATGGAGGGATGGACAGTGAGTGCGAACGGCATCGAGTACCCGATCACGCATTGGTTCGTACACCGTGGGTCCGTGGGCCGCAAGCTCGAGCAATGCATTGGACAGAACATCCGAAAACTCGGACTCATCAACGCCTTTGCGCGTCCAACAAACGGACTTGAGGATGGAGTCGATCTCCAGAGGAGCGAGAACACCGCGAGCAGTAGGTGCGAATCGCCGACGAAGAAAGGATGCCGCGGTGATGGGGCGCGACGTGCCGGGTCCAGTTTTAGTCTCATCAGTATATCGTATGCCCTGGCGAGCAAGGTACTCACAAAGGTGGGCAGCATTGAACAGTTCAGTTGCACGCCAGAGATTGTCGTCGCCCACAGCAAGGGGACGCATCGCGCCAAGAGAGACGCGAGGTTCCTCGCGAAGGATGACAGAACGCCCAGCGACGATATTAGCGGAGTTTCCAATGCTAGAAAAGAGAGACCCAAGAAAAAAACCGCTGACAATACCACAGCCCGGTACGAAAACCAGGCCCTGGCCAGGATAAAGACGAAAAACGTGATTGGCAGGAAGAGCATTCCAGAGATCAAGGAGCTCACCGGATCGTGGGGGCATGGGCACGACAAAAACGCGCGCTGCGAAAAGAAACTCCTGAAATGCAATCCAACGAGCAGTCGAATCAACTGGCCCGTACCACTCATCGATAGCGACGAAAACTCCAAAGAACACACCCGGAGGCACAGAGTGATCCCAGGAATCAACGTCGCCACAACCAGCGAGG